GTCTTCCAATTGAATTTTATCAGGATCCATTTACTAAACTCCTAAGTAAATTTTTAATTTCATTAATATCATTTTTCATATTAGCAAGATCTTTTTCTAAATTTTGTACCTTTTGATTCTCTTCATTTTTAGCATTTCTTCTGGAAACATACTCTTGGTATTCTGTCATATTTGTATTGATAATTGAATTTGTACTTTGATCCCTTACCAAATGAGTATATCCTTCAACTTTTAAGTAACTCATATCACGCTAAAGCAATAACTCTTAAATCTTTAATTCTGGGAACATAAACTTGATTTGTTGACGTAAGAACTAATTTAATGCGATAGGATTTAAATGATGGTAATTTATCTATAGTAAACACATATTCTTTAAATTCTATATCAGAAGATTCAAATCCCAGCGATTGTGTTGGACTTACAAATATATCAGATCTTCCATCATTATCCGCATAATTAATAACTTCATTTTTGGTATTTAAATTTAAAAATCCAGGAAATGGTGTAAAAACCGGATTGAAATTGGGCTTGTCGCTAATAGCATATAAAGCTCTTATGTCGCAGTATTGATTGATATGAGCATTCAATAAAATCTTAATAGAACTTGCTCCGCTTTCTAAATTTATTTCTTTAGAAATATATTGGAATGCAGTTGGATCTTGATCAATGGTGTTGACTCTAGAATCTGTTGCATAATTTGTAATTACATTATTGACTCTATTTGAGGTTAAAATTGTACTAATTCTTTGAGTATCAATTACCGGAGTTAATCTAGAATCTACAGTATCGAGTTGTAATCTTAGATTCATTGATTTGTTACCAGGAAGATTTAATAATTTTTCATTTTCATTAACTTTAGAACATATAATTCTTGTACTATCAAGATAATTTGGTTTTCCAATACTTATATTTTCAAATCCATTATCGATAAAAGGAATTTCATTACCACTAATACTTGATCCAGTTACTGTCCTTAAAGAGGCACTTAATGACGTTCCCCTTACTGTCAGATTTTGTACAATTGGAGTAACTATTTCATATGGCATATTTTGTGTTGCCTTAATTGTATATCCGCCTGCAGATTTAGTTTGATTAATATAAAGTTGTGGGTAACCTATACCATTAGTTCTACCAATACCACTCGAACCCATATCAAGTTTTATGTGATAGGAATCGAATGTTATTGCATCCGAGACAGTAGCATTATTCAAATAATGAGTCTTATTAATTCTTCTTAATGAAACACCTCCTAATTCATACTTATAAACTGGAGTTCCTACAGGATAATTGTTTGGATTTGTTCCTCTAGATATGTTGCCACCAATTAAATTTCCAGAAACTGAAGTATATTCAATAATCTCATCACCAATTAATAAATAACCTGGATTAGTTGTTCCGACACCAACATTTTCAAAAGTTGCAAAATTAGATGCATTATCTACACTAATTGCACCAGTAGAATTTGTATTATATACTGTACTTAATTTTGTTGGATTGATATCGGATTGTGCATTAAATATTGTAACATAATTTTCACTGGAGTACATTCCGTGATTTTGGTGGTTTACTTTAATGTGCAATCCATCATTGATTGTTTCTACAGAATCTATGAATACTCCACCACCAGTTGAGAAATTCAAAGTCGTTGTTATTCCAGAACTGTTAATATATTGGACTGTTTTTGCAGATCCAACAATAAAATCACCTTGTACATTATCAAGTATTAATTGATTTGTACTTGCAATAGAAATAATAGAAAACTGTGCATTTCTTCCCACAGCAATTGAACCAAAAGTACTGATTCCAACTACATCACCAACTTGATATCCAACTCCACCGTTTGTAATTGTTGCTGCAATAGCAACTCCATTGGAAACAGTTACATTTGCTGTTGCATTTTTACCATTACCGGTTACTGTTACAAGATTAATGTTATTAATTGATAATCCACCACTTGCTGGGGTATATCCAATTCCAGAATTAATCAAAGTCAAAGTTCCCGAAGCACTTCCAGCGGCACCAACATAATTTGCAGTTGCATTTGTGCCTTGCTGAATAATAGTATTTCCTAAAGTTAATCCCGAGTCTTGTACTGTTGATCCAAGTCCAACTCTAATTTTTTTGGAAATTAGACTGAGTGAATTTGGCATTAATGTAGGAATTTGTTTATTTCCTTCTGTTAATTCTGGACTATAAAAATCAACAGTTCCTGAAGTTAGAAAATCTGCTCTATAAAGAGTAAATTTAAGATCCTCCCACTGACTTGCTTCCCAGGTCGAAGCATTTTGTGACTTGAATAAAGATCCAAGATATGGTTGATTTGATATAAATGTTTGCGTTAATAAATCATTTTCTCCAATTCTTGAAACATAAACACTATATTTTGTTGAGTTTGATGCAAGACATATGCAATACTCTTTGCCACCCTCCAGATAAACGGGAGCATCAAAATTAAATGTAGTTGCCACAGAACCATCTGCAGACGTTTGAACATCTCCGGGATCTAAAGTAATTTCCGAGAATGGAAGAATTCTTTGAGTTGGGAATCCATTCTGCATCGTTCTCAGTTGGAAGGTGACAGGAATATCCATATCATCTTTAGATCTAAAGAATACTTCACATTTAGTTAAGAAAACTCCAGATTCATCTTCAACCAAGAAAGATTGTGCAAGAGGGTCATACCACCCAACTAAGACATCTCTTCTTGATTGTGATAAGGTTGTGCTACCTACAACTTGGGTGCCTGTAGTTCTAGATACTGCTCTTTCTTCAAATTCTTGTTTGTTTTGTATTCTAGCATTTCTCACCGAAATAATATTTTCCTGAACCGTTTCTAAAGTTCCACTAGAAACAAATCCCTCTTCTGCGATTGTAGTTGCAGCATTTTGATCATTAATATTACTATTAACCAATGTAAATGTTTTAGTTCCTGTTTCAAATTTTGGATGAATATTAGTATTTGGATTAGGTACAAAGAAACTTCCAATCAAAGTTGCAGATAAATCAGAAACTAATCTGACGTTAGTAAGAGTTGCTTGCGCTCCACTAGTTTGTCCAACTAAAATCATACCAGTTTCAACCCATCCACTATATTCTCCCTGTGGTTGATTTGAAAGTGAAAAGGTATCAACATTCAAAATATTTGATGTTGATGAATAAGTTGATTGTAATAATTGTCCAGTATACGGATTATTTGGATATGTGGTTGTTGCTGCGTTATAGGGACCCTCTCTATGATTTGATTGTGCAGATCTAAATACGATTCTAGCAACATCTTGCCCCAAACTTGGATTTAATCCTGTATTTTGAATTGTTCCAATAATTTTTTCACCAACTTCAAAAGTTCCAGAAATCATTGAAATTTCTAATAACTTAGGAACACAGTAACGAGTTACATCTACTCCATCAAAGAAAGCATAGATTTGAGTTAATGGTTTAAGTTTTTTAGAGATAAATTGAATATTTCTAGATCTCATATAAGGAATAAGATTCCTACTTACTACACGATCACCAACAGACGTATTATCGAATTGTTCAGTTATTATAGTTCTTAAACCAGTTCTTGTTTGAACACCTGTGTCTCTAATTTCTCTTAAGTTATCTTGAACAACTGAAGTTGTTTCAATTTGTCTTAGTTGTGCAGTTCCACTTCCACCATTAATCCACCCACCAACTCCAAAAGTACCACCTCTTTCAGTTTCGGTTCTTACTCTAGTTGAATTTACAACTTCTTGACCGGTCCAATTAGTTTCCCAAGCGTTCCAAACAACTGGAGCAAATCCAGTTTGAGGATCTACATTTAAAGTTCTAACTGCATTTGAAAGAGTTTCTGCATAATTTCCTTCTGCTTGAATGATTTTTGCTTCTAATCTTACAGTATCGACCCAAGTATCAGTCGCTGGAGTAAGTTCTAAAGATCCTTGCCAAAAACTAATTAAGAAAGGAGTAACACTTTCAGATCTGGTTGCAAAAGATTGCTTAAGCCATTCAACCTCAGCATAATCTAAAGTAACAACATCTTTAGATTTTCTAACATTTATTCCTTCGATCGGAGTAAATGCAAGATCTTCTGTTGGATCTACTCCAGTTACTGGACCAGAAATTAAATCTACGGAATTCGTATAATGTCGCGGCCTTAACTGCTTATTTGCAATGTCAATACTGTTTTTATAGAAAATTGAATCTTCCTGGGCAAGTAGTGAAGTAAAATTATCAACAAAAAATCCAGACTTAAATCTGTTTAAACCATCTCCATCAGCAACAAAAAGATTTGCGGTATTTGTTTCAAGTAGAGAGAGAGCAGTGTAGTATTCTAAATTTTTAATTCTATTTTCAAGTTGTTTAATATCAACCATTCTATATCTCTTATGCTCCAAAAATTGGATGAGAGATTGTGATGTATTGTATAAGTAAGCGGGTAGATTTATTGTTGCAATTTCTAGTGCATCATCTACGGAGACTGGTTTTTCTGGTCTCTCTGAGGGAACTCCATACTTAACTTGAAATTTTCCTTCTTTTGTTAAATAAATTCTATCAATTCTTCCAAGGTAGAATGAAAATGAAGCTAAAATTGATTCATCTGATGCTAAAATATTTTTGGAGGAATTTCCAGAACCACTAAAAATTCTACCATAAAATTCTAAAGGTGATCTTGAGTTCACACTGACTGTATATGTTGACGTTTTGGGACGAATATCAATTATATCAGAATTTCTTATTCCGTTTACAGTTTGAATCTCTGTTCCATAATTAAAAGTATCATATGAATTGACAGTTGTTATGTCCCCATCATCATTTGCTTCGTAATATCCATTTGAAAAATATATTTTTAATTTTTTAGTGGGTTCTTGCAACCCAGTTTTTCTTTTAATTGTTCCATAATCATAAAAAGTCGACTCTTGTCCATTTGTGAATGTAAAATTAGATGAAATATCAAAACTTGAAGAATTAATAGTTTGTACTACTGATTGAATTTGAGATTCTTCAAATCTTAAAGTTTCACCTTCTTTAAAGGTTTTTTGATTTTTATAGATGAAAGATATTCTAGTATCATTAATTCTTTCAGCAAAAATGGCAACTGCACCACTAGTTTGACCTATTACGTTTTCTCCAATAATTAAATCAGAGGTCGTTCCTGATGGACCATTTATTGAGGAAAGATCTAATGTTGGAGCAGATACATCATTAGTATTTACAGATTCAAAAATCCCATAAATTTCTATAATATCAGATGTATTGAGAGAAATGATTTCGTCTTGAACCCTTGTTCCAAATGGATAATTTCCATAAGAAAGACCATCATTTAGAGTTGTTGAACCTATTCCCGAATATTCATACTTTGATTTGTCTACTATAATAGAATTTACTCTATTTTTTCTCTTTAATTTTGCCTTTGGTTTTATCTTTCTAGTAGTTGCTATTAATGTTGCATTGGTATCCGAAGCAGTAGAAAGGTTAAATATTGATAATTGAGTTCCGGTAGAATCAATTTGAACTTTATCTGAAGTTAAAACTTCGGTTTGTCCATTTGATGTAACTAAAGAATATCTTTCTTCATCAAATGGTAAAAATGTTTCATTTGGACTAGCAGTTACGGTTGTAGTTTGATTTCCTGAAATATTAACAGAAAAAACGGTCCTAATTCCAAGAACAGCATTTGTTAAATCGACACTAAAAATATTAACTTTAGGAAGTCTAGTATATAAAGTGTTATCTGTTGATGTCTCTAAATTTGTTGTTAAAACTCTAAAATCAGTAACATTCAGTGCAGAAGTTGGTAAATCTGCTGTAGTAATTCCAGCAACAGCCGCTACTGGGGCAATAGAAATTGTTGTATTGCCCGATCCCACTACTTTTGCAATGACGGGATCTTGATGAGATGGGTCGCTATATTGAACTAAATTTCCAATTCTAACAATTCTTCCTGGAAATAAGGTGTTTGGGCTTGTTACTGTGCTAACTCCACCTGAAGATGGACTAATAGTAGCAATACCAACACTAAATCCTGTAGATTGAATTGCATCTGCAGAAAAAGTTGAAGCTGCACCGACAATTCCATATACTGATTTTACGTCAGAAATTCCATATGAAGTAATTGCAGTAGCTACTCTGGAATTTTCTATGCCATCAATAATAAAAGATTCATTAAGAATAAAATCTCCAGTTTTTTCGTAAACAGTGAGTGCTATTCCAGCAGTAATAGAATCTTTTAAAAATGCTGTAGCACCGCTACTTTTTCCTTTAATAAAAGTTGGAACCGATAATGTAATTGGTTCATTTACAGTAATTTCTGTAATAGTTTGAATGTCATATAAAGAAATATTCCACTGATTTAAATTTGAATTAGATACATCATATGATCCAGATTCCAATCTAAAATCATAGACTCTTGCAACACCAATTTCTTTTCCGGGTGAAGTTCTTTGATTTGTTCCAACTCTAGAATCCCTAAGACTCAAAATATAGGTATTTCCAATTCCAATCTTTGGAGAACCATAAACTCTATTTAATTTTAGAGTGGGTCCTGTGTTGTAATTTAAAGATTGATTTTCTAAAGTTTTAGTTGTTCTTGGTTTAGGGCAATCTAAAAATGTTGAGCTTATTGTTTCGCACTCATAACCACGAACAAATGCTTTGCCTGGAGAAATTTGATAAACTGCTAAATCATTCGATGGAGTAGAACCTCCATATGTAAATTGTCCAGCATTAAAAATTCCATTATTTCCTACATTATTATTTAAAGACTCTTTTAATGTAGCATCAAAAGGAGTAACATAATAGTCCCCAGATTCTGCGTAAGTTCTTCTCGCCAACTCATCAGTAATATTATTGTATGGAGTCGTTTGTTGAGATCTAATAATTCCATCTTTAATTGTTGCTAACTCAACAAAATTGCCATCATCAAAATCTGTGTTCGGTTTTTTAGAAAGAGATGCTGTAATTTTTAATCTATCTGCACCCGGAGCAGCATAATTATTAAATCCTTGAGAATTATCGTTTAAATTTTCATCTGTTTCTGAAGTTATAATTTCTTCATTTACAAATAAACCAACACGATAATTCGGTCTATTTGAGTATTGATCTAATATTAAGGTTTCGTCATTAACTGTTACAAATTGACCTCTAATGAAGTACACGCCATTTGTTATTGAAAATGCAGATCCGATAGAAGTTGCATTTTGTGCGATAGTTGATGCAAATGGTTGTCCAGGAGAAATTAGAGAATTTCCTAAAAGACCAGAAGTAATTTGTGTATTAGAAACTAAAAGTTCTCCATCAGAAAACTGTTGAGTTGAATTATTCTGGGTATTTGATGCCAGGTAATTTATATAAAGTGTTAAATTTCCTCTTTCCGAGTCAGTAGGCGATAAAACTTTATCAACTACTGCAGTTACTCCCGAAGTTTGACCTGTTATTTTTGTTCCTACTAATTGATCTGCATAAGCAGAAACGGGAACTCCAAGATAAGTATTTTGAAGTTCTACAGCATAATAAAGTTGAGTGTATCCTGTATTGCCGGGTATGACCTTTGCACCTTCTTTAAAGAAATGTTGACCAAATTTTTCAATTTGATTTTGTAATATTGACTGTAATGTTGTTAATTCTCTTGCTTGTACTGGATATCCGGGTTTAAAGAGAACTCTATAATAGCCATTATTTGCATCAAAGTCATCAAAATATGGAGATACATTGAGATTAGTTTCCTGAGACATAATTCTTTAGAACTGCAAAATGACTTTAATATCTTCTTTTTGGTTGGATGACCTAGTAATAGCTGGTCTATTATCTACGTAGATAATGTTTCCTGAGTATTTTTTAACTTCAGGAGAGGCAATACCGTTTGTAAATTCTTGACCCAGATAATATGTCCTACTATTTATTACGGTTGATATGCCGGAGAAAGACGTGTTTATAGATAAATTGGAACCAGAAGACGGTACAATAGTTACACTTCCTCCTGTAGATGGAGAATTTGTGAACTCAGTTAAATCAAATCCATATGTAGGATTTGTAATTGCAACTCCAACTGTTGTAAAACCTGCAAGAGAACGATCTTGCCAGTATTTTAAAACACCAGTTGTCTGATCATAACTAATAACTCTTCCAACAGCAGTGGTTGCAGTTGCCACCGTTTGAGTAAAATAAGAATCTGCGGTAAAAGTTGCTGAACTATATCCTATTCCGGTAAGTCTTAAAGCATATACAGCACTTGCTTTATCTGAGGTAAGTAAACTACCTGCACTTATTCTTGGATTTTCAACAATACCAACTCTTGCAATTTGATTTCCAGTTATAAAGTCTGGATTTTGAATGTCGTTTTCAATTCTAGAATAGAGAAGAACATTATATGCACCTAATTCACGATATATATCAGAACCGTGCCCGCCCTTAGGCGAAATGATGACATCAAAGGTTGGTCTAGTTGTTCCCGTTGGGACATTGCCTGCAACCAAATCAATATTTCCATAAGTATATCCAGAACCTTGACTTGAAACAACTATAGATTCAACTTTTTGATCGTTATTAATAACGATAGTACACTCTGCTCCAGTACCATCACCTTTGATAGGAACTCTTGTATAAGTTCTATTTGCAGTTCCTAACCCAACACCCCTGTTTGTGATAGTTACTATTTTGATTGATCCATCTACTGCATTATCTCTTACTGCAGAGTTATCTGTTGATGTTTCCCAATTAGCAGGCACAGGAATAAAATCGGAAGTTTCAAATTTTGCCACTTCTGATGGTTTTAATGTGTAAAGGTATTTCCAAATATATCCATCACCACTTGAACCTGCAGATTTTGGTTCTAAATCCGTAAATGTTGGTTCATCTAGTGATGGTTTTCCGTTTGGAGTATCTGGAGTAGTTCCATTCTGTAAACAAATATAAACTCTATAATCGCTGTTTAAAATATAGTAAGATGAAGCATATAAACTAGTTGCACCAGAAACTTTGGCAGTGTTTGATCTACTATAGTCGTGACGATACATATCATAAGTTGTACCAGAAGACCAAACTCTTTTTTGGACGACTTGTCTAACATCAGATGCACTAATTTTTTTTAATGCTACCATAGTATCCCAATAACTATTTTCCTCATCAAAAGAGTCTTTTGGTGATGGTGGATTTGTATCCCAATCAGATTGAATTTCTGTGGGGTTTGGCAATCCAATAAAAGAATAATATGAATTATTAGAAGAACTTACTCCTGCAACAAAATTCTTTGCATTTAATATTCTAATCTGATCAGTTATAATTGCTGCCATTTTACAGAGTTTTTTATCTATTTATGAAATGTAATTCAAGTATTTCAATGGAGAACTTCTCCTAATAATTGTGCTAGTTGATATTCCAACATATCCATTGAAAGTGTAAGCATTGTAAGAACTTTCTTTTTTTCTATCTCCCAAAATAATTCTTCCCCAACTATATTCACCATAAAAATTACTAAATCCAATACCAGAAAGTCCATTATAAGAAGTAAGACTTACTGTAACTTTCGCAACATAAGTAACTCCCAGTCCAATAACAGAAGTTTGTGCAATAGAAACTGCAACTGCTTGATAAACATTATCTAAGAAAGTAGTTCCTATTCCAATCACAGATCCATTAGTACCAAGTGATGTGACTCCTTTACCAACATTTGAATTATGAATGATAAAATAATAACCAGTTGTAATTCCACTTATTGTAGTAAATCCTGTAATAGATGAATTTCTTAGTGGAGAATCGCTAGGTATTACAAAATCAAATATTATTCCAGTTGAAGCAATACCAACAGATGTTGTAGAAATGCCACTGATAATACCAAAATCTCCACTGTATGAAATTACGTTATTTTCTTCAATTGAGAATGGTGGGGGAGAAATTAAAATATTTGGAATGTTTGTTGTGGTATACCCAGTTCCAGGTCCTGTTATTGAAATTGTAGTTACTATACCTGCAGTTATAGAAGAAGTTGCAGTAGCGGTAGAACCAAATCCTACGCTGTTTTCAATTGTTACTGTTGGGGCACTGGAGTATCCAAATCCACCATCAGATATTACAATAGAAGAAATAGTTCCTGCTGATGAAACAACTGCCGTTGCGGATGCTGATACTTTATTATCTTGAGATAAAATTAAAATATCTTTTTGGAATGTAAGAGACACATCATTTTCATTTAATGGATTGAAGAAGGGACGAATGGAATCTACATATGCAATAGTTGATCCTATTCCCACTGATTGAATTAAATATGATGAAGGATAAATTAAAGCTTCATATAATATTCTGTCTTTTCCAATCTCTTTTTCGTTAATAATTCTATCCTCTGTTTGTCTACACCAAGTAACTGGTCTAACAAGAGTTGAATTATTTGCCAATCCAGGTCCATAGTATGGTAAAGTTTTTACAAGATCAGTAGAATCTACAGAACTTACAGTTCTTTCATCTTCTTGAAGTATTGAAGACTGTCCAATAGAAGCATCATATCCTATAGTTAAATCGTCACCAATTTTAACTGTTTCTAAAATATTTCTCTCAGTAACGTCTATTGCTCCACTTCCTCTATAGAAAAGAATCTTACAAGTATCTCCAATCTTAGGGGCTTCTGTGAATGTTATTACACTTCCCCCAGTAAACTGATACCCATCTCCCGGAACTTGAAGAACGTCATTTAAGAATATAAGAAGATTGTCCTGAATGTTAATATTTGATCCTCTTGCAGATCTAATTGATATCAATGAACCAGAAACTCTTATTGGGAAAGTAACTCTGTTATCATCGAATAAGTTTTCAATACTATCAATAACTTGAAGTTCTCCAATTGACCATCCAGTAAATTTATCACTAATTGTATTTTGTACTGTAATTTGGAATTCTCTAAAAGTTTTAGATGGATCAGTTGGAATTCCTACAGTTCCTCCAATAGAAACTGTTAATATTTCACCCTGCCCATATCCATATCCTAGATTTCTTATTTCAAAATCAATTATACTTGAACCTTGTCCAACTATCACATCAATAGTTGCTTGACTTCCCAAACCAGAAGTGGATGAAGAACTATAAATTAATGGTATGTTTGAATATGAAAGTGGATCATCAATTATAACATAAGGTGGTTGTGTAGATGTGTAACCAGATCCTGGGTTTGTAATTGCAACGCTTACAATATTACCATTATTTACGATTGCAGTTCCAATAAATTGAATAGATGGTATTCCTGTTGTTGATGTTGCAACACCAACTCTCACAGTTTGCAAACCTGATCTATATCCAGATCCACTATTTCCAATACTAATAGACGAAATAGTTCCTAAACCTGAAACAATTGCAGTTCCTCCTGCAGATATTAAGGGTTGATAACCAAATCCTTCAGTGGATCCAACTGACACTATAACGCCGCCTGAGGGTATTGATGCAGTATTAACATCATAAGCTGTCGATGTTGCAGTTCCTGTAAATGTAATTGTTGTTATTCCTAAAGATTCTGATAGATAGTAGTCATTTGTTAATCCTGGACCTTGAAAAATATCATTTATTAAAATGACTGCATTTTCTGTGGAAATTCCAATTACATTAGTGCCATTAGATTTAAGATTGAAATTTTTAGTTTTTCCATTAAACTGTTCTGAAAGATCATTAAAAACATAATTTCTATAATAAGTTTCATTTGTGCTTGCTGGAACTCCAGATCTTAAGAATGTTCTTCCTTGGAATCTGGAACTAGTTGTTATTCCTAACCAATCTCTTTCATCTGGATCTCCTGTAGGATTAGATACCGGAACATTTCCATATGGTGCTTCAGAAAAATTCAATGTATTATCTACAACATTATAATTTCCAACTACCTTTGTTACTAATGAACCGGTAGAGTATCCTGCAACTGAAGTCCCCAACCAAGGTCTACGAACTCTAAATGCATTGGTGCTTCCAACACCAACAGAGTCGATTCTCATTATTTCTTCACCTATCTTAATTAAATCTCCACCAAAGAACGATGTTATGCCACTCAAATAAATTAAATCATCAGTACTAAATGCATTAATTGCTAAAGTGGTAGTTTGTGCAGTTGAAACAATTGGAGATTGAATAAGATTATCAATTGCAACAATTACTTTTGCATTTTGGTTGATTGAAGTAAATGCATGAGATGTTCCAATTCCAACAGAAGTTATATCTAAAACTTTAGGAGTTAGACTTAAAGCATCTTCTGCATTTCTTGCAAGTTTAATTGTGTTTTCATTTATTTTTACAATGTAAATATTTGAAGGTAACTTGTCAGTAGTTCCAATACCGACACCAAAGTCTGTAGAACCAATACCAATTGCTTGTGTACTTCCAGTTCCTGGATTTGAATAGATGACTTCTTCACCAGTAACAAAAAAATGATTTGGAATACTAATTGCATCTGAAGATGTGTTTGCAATAGAAACATCACTACCATCAAATTCTCTTCTAAAAATTTTATCTCCCTTGTGCTTCAAATCAAATGCACGTTTAATGTCTCTTTCTGTTCCAAAATAAGTTCCATAGTTTGTTTCTATACTACCATTATTAAATGATACTATGTCTTTTTCATCATCTTGATGTCTTAATGCATTGAAGAATCCAACAATTCTAGTGTTAATGCTTGGTAATGGAGTAAACATAAGTTGTGTTATTAATCCACTCTTTTGAACCCCAAAAGTTCCTAGTCCTGAATAAGTTTCAACATTTCCAAATTCAACAATATAAGTTTCACCAACATTTTCATCAGTTTGATCGTCCAAAATAACAATTTCTGATAATTGATATCTATTATTTGTTGTATCGGAAACTTGAACTAAACAATAAGAACAATCATAATCTCCTGGATATTCTATAATGGGTGTTGCTACTGGAGATCCTGATGATGTTATTGATGTTGAAATTCCTTGAAGTCTAGCATGTTGCATATCATAAGTACCAATTCCAGAAGAAACGCCACCCAATAACGTCTGGAAAGTATTGACAGTAACTGCTATTCCTGTGTTAGGATAAAAATCAACTTTTAGTTCTGATCCTGAAATATAAGGATGGTATGTTCCTAATCCAGAACTAGAGTAAGCATCTAAAGAATGATCAGTAACTTGACCATATTCTAACAATTCAATACTAGTTCCGTCATGAACAATGTTAAGTTCATCAAATTCATATTGATTATTGGGTCCTGTAATTTCAACCAAAACTTTTGCAGAGTTATATGTTGTTCCAACTCCAACAATAGTCGTTGATCCAGAAGAGACAAATTGACTGCTAGTTTTTACCGTGATCAAATCTCCAAAATTGGATGTACCGATTCCAAGCATAGAATCTTTCAAATTATATGACAATGTAGTGATGTTGTAATCATTAACTGAATAATTTGTTGGATTAAAGGTTAAAACTCCCTCAGATCCATCAACAGTAAAATCAAAAGATCCTAGATCATAAGTAGATTCTAATCTTGCATATTGATTGAGGTATCCAAGTCCACCATCATGAATCAAAGATACTAGCATCAATTGTCTCTGACCAGTGTATCTTCTATCAGAAACATACGTAATGTATTTTTGTGCTCTAGCATCAGTAAGTAAGAATCTATGAACTTCAGAGAATCTTGTTGATCTTGGATTGCTATTGAATTGTGAACTTAAGTCATCAATAGAAAGAACTCTATTTCCTACAGATTCAAAGTAATCTGTCAGTATTCTACTCGAAAAAGTTATTTCATTAGAAAAATATTTTCCTGAAGACAATAAAGAATTCTCTTTTACCAAATCAAAATCTGATACGCAGTTTAAATTGCCAAATCCAACAATATCTGCAACAACATCAATAGAAGTTTTTTCTGTTGATAACCCAACAGACATTGAGTTAGAATTTGTTGTTTCTAATTGATACTCAGAAAACTTTTTAAACCCTGTGGTGTGATTTAAAGTGCTAACAGCATCTTTCCAAGAATCATAACTAATTTCAGATTTAATTGAATATGAAAAATTTTGATAAAAATCACTATCTTGAATTCTCTCAGAATTTGTATTTAAAAATCCAGCAGATGTTTGCCATCCATTGTCTACAATAGATGAAGAATCTAAATTGAAAAAAGAATCTGAAACATCTATAATGCTTGCAATTCCCTGAGATTTAGAAGTTAATCCTTCTATAATTTCACCTACAATAAAATTTTCTTTAGATACCGCTCTAAGTTGGTTTGTTGTAGGATTCCATCCATCAACATATCCCTCTGTGGATGATGATTTTATATTTTCTCCGATTAAATAATTATTTTTTTCTAACTCTATATTAAAAATTGGGAAATATTTTTGTGGTATAATTCTACCAGAGGAATTGATCGGGTCATAATTTCCCGGTACTTGAGAATCAGTTAAAAGGCCATTTAAACTATAAGTTACAGACCCTATTCCTCCCCTATTTTCTGTTATTGAGGTAAGAGTGAACAAATTATAATTGTAGTTCTCCGAATTATATCCAATTCCGGTTGATCCAATACCAACACTGACATTTTCAATCATTACTTTATCATTTACCTCGAACGGAAATGAATCTGCTGTACTAAATCCAACAGATAAAGTAACTGTTACTTCTTTTAAAGTTGAATTGTATCTAATTGATCCAATACCAACACCATTTGAATTTTGTATTGGTAAAATAGTTGGAGTTACATTGTTTAGACTATAAGCATTCTTGAGTATTTCTACTTTATTGTTTCCAAGAGTATATTTTAAATCAACTTCTGGAACAAGATTATTTGTTTTTCCATCAAAAACTAACAATTTTGGCGATGTAGTATAACCTCTACCAACAGATGCAACACCTACAGATTTAAATGATGATAGTGGTTCTACTTTAATAATTTGATTTAAAGAAATACTTGGTCTTAATGTGAAGTCACTAGGAAAATCAAATCCAATGTCATTAATTTTTGTTTTTTGAATTTTTCCGATCGTTGAACTTTGTGGATCCAATAAAGCATTTTTTCCAAATTTAGAACTAATCGTAGAAATTCCTGGCAAAGCATAATAATTTCTACCTTTATTTGTTATCTCTACTTCGGATACTGGTCCAAAAGCATTTACAGAATCTGTATTATATCTAATACTTGAAGATGTGCCTATATAAGAAATATTTTCTGGTGTTTCTGGTAAAGTGTATGTAAATGATGTTGATGAAATTGAAGTTATTGTATGTTTCCCGTTATATTTGCTTTCTAATATTTCAATTTCATTATTTAATAT